CACCGGTTGAAGATGCGCGGCCGCTTGTAGCCTACGGCTCGGGCGATGCCGTGGGGCGCCAGGAGCCTGTGCAGGACGTGGCTGGTCACCGACCGGTAGTCGCCCCCGGCCTGCCGGATGCGCCGGCAGGAGGCCTCGTACGGCTCCCTGAAGAGACGCGAGAGGGCGCGCGGTGTGCAGGCGTTGGCGTGGTAGTAGGTGGCGGCGCTCACTTAGTTCATGCTCCTGGTTTATCGGTACGGGTCAACTATAGCACAGCTGCGGCTGGGTGCAAGCGTGATCTACGTCACGGTTTCTTTACTTGTATCGAGGTGGCCACTCGCCTGGGTTCAGCTGCACCCTGTTGGCTCTGGCTCGACGCCAGCCACCGCGCTTCTGCGGGCCGTACTTGGCGGCGATGATCGCGGGGTCACGCTGCGCTATCAGCGCCTCGATAGAGCGCACTACGCTCTCCATCTCTGGGCACGCGGCGCGTACTCTGGCGCTGTGCTGCGGCCCCCAGTGGCCTAGCCTCGGCGGCAGCTTGTAGGTCTTGGCGTCCACAGCCTGCCCAACTAGCGACAGCGCGTCGTAGTGTTTCAGGATGCGGACGCGCAATTCTGCGTATTGGTTATGGAGCACTGTCTGCTCCGCGTGTACCTTGGTCACCATGTGCACCCTCCGTTTGTTGGGATCAAGCCACCACGGTACACTGACTGCATGTGACAGGTCAAGGGGGTGATGATAGTTGATCCTCAGACAGTCGCGGGCTGCGTTGGCATTATATAGATTATCATCCTAGGTTGGTCCTAAGCCAAAAAGAGCGCGTACCGTCTGGGGATCATCTATCATCACCCCCTGAGTCGTGCCGTCGGGGCCTATCACGCCCTCCCCGAGTCGTGCCGTCGGGCCTATCGCACCCTCCCCGAGTCGTGCCGTCGGGACCACGGACCACCCCCAGCTCGCGAGCATGCTGCACTGCAGTCAAAGATCAGGCGTTTCATTCATACCTAACCCCTCGATCTATGAATTGAATTCATGCTGCATCGCACGCTCGACCACGATACGACCGTTTCGTGGTCGAGGTGGGGCTCGGGCTAGCTGGTATGTGGTATGTGATATATCAGCTCGGGTCGCGGGGGTACCCCGGATCTGATATATCAGGGATAGGACCGAAAACCCCCTGAGGAAGCCTCAGGTACAGGTACGACGCCATCGTCAGAGCCCGGGGCCGAATCGTTTAGGGTCACCCCAGACGGCCAGGAACCATCGTCACCATCGTCACTCCATAAAACCCTTGACCCCACACCGGGAGTGGGTTATATTTTGTTTATGGCAACCATCTTTACCGAGACCGGCACCCAGCGATCTCACAACAGGTTCGAGGGTCGACCCTGCAAGAACTGCGGGAGCGCAACCCGCTACGTCAGCGGTCGAGGCTGTGTCGCGTGTATCAATGCGCGGACGAACAAGGCGAAGATCGAGAACCGCGAGAGGTACCTCGCACACAAGCACGCGTCTGCGCACCGGACCTGGAAGAAAAAATCCGCGATCCGAAAGGCGGCGCAGGCGAAGCGGGCGGAGGAGTCCCGGCAGCGGACGGCGCGTTTTGTCGATCTGATACGGTTCGGTGTTGAGAACGAGATGTCATTTCCCGCCATAGCGAGCGCGATAGGTAGGAGGCTCACCGCAGTTACGAACGCCGCCGCGAGGGCTGGTATCAAGGGTGTTGGCCGTTCATCGGGTAACCTGTACACCGGTATGCCCCAGGCACAGTTTCTGATACGTGCGATGGCGACCCCGAAGTGGGTCGACCAGACCGCGATCCTTGAGATATATCGCGAGCGCGACAAAAGGCGTCTGGACGGTGAGGACGCCGTCGTCGATCACATAGTGCCGATCAAGCACCCGCGGGTCTGCGGGCTACACGTCCCCTGGAACCTGTGTATAATCAATAACATAGACAACCAAAAGAAAAGTAACAAATTTGAGGGGTGACAATCGTCACCATCGTCACGTCCAGTACACGCGTTTTTTGCCCTAACTCAGGTGGAGGGGGCTCACTCCCGAGCCTCCTGTTGAACTTAAGGATCCAAGTATGGCTGACCAGCCCCCGGCGATGTATACTCGCGAGAACCTGACCGCGCTCTTCAAGTGCAGCCACGGCGAGCTGGGCCGGCTCCTCGCCCGCAAGATGGCGCCGCTCCCGGTGCGCATCGACGGGCAGATACTGTGGTACATTGACGAAGTCCAAAACGCCCAGGCGCAAGTCATGCGGACCCTGGAGCGGTGGAAGACGCGCCGATGACGAAGACCGTATCCCGCAAAGTCAAGTCCCGGTGGATACGCGGCGCGGCCCGCTATGATGCGAAGCAGGCGGCAGAGATCAGCAAGAAGTACCACGAGCACGGCGGCTGGAAGAACGGCGCGAAGGTGCGCCGCAAGTGAAGGGCCGGCTCAAGTTCCAGGTGTGGTGCGAAGACAAGTCTCAGTGGCGCACCGCCTACTGTCTGGTCACGATGCTGCACGAGAACCTGATATCCACATGAAGGCGTTCGGTTTCAAGGTACGCGTCGGGAGCGAGTGCAGATGAAGTTCATCGGGCGCCTGTTCCTCTGCATCATGATCGCGTACGCGCTCCTGCGGATGATGCTCACATGACCCAGAACTTCTGGCGGTGCGCGCACCACCCGAGCGCGATAGATAATTTTTTCGAGAAACGTAAGTGCGCCCACTACTGCCACGCGACTGAGCTGCGGTGGTTTGATGGCGGCGTACACCAGAACTTGTCGGTAGTGAAACCAACCGACCTCCGGGAACACGGCCCGAACGCAGCGATGGCTAAGCCTCCCTGCCCGTGAGCTATTAGAACCGGGTGGTGAGAGACCCGACGACGATGCGATTCTATACGAGGAACCTCACCACATGGCGATTGGAAATCTTGGCGCTGCCCCCGGCGCGCAGCCCGTAGCCGGCCCGACCGGCGCGAACATCTGGCTGGACACCGGCCCCGCGGCGGGCTCTGCCCCGGTCGGTCAGGCCGGGAACCCCGCGCCCTTCGGGTCGGTCGCGTTCTTCAACTCCAGCTTCGAGTCGCTGCTCGCGGCGGTCTCGCGCGGCGAGGTCTCGCTGAACCAGGTCTACGCGGTCGCCGGCCTCGGCGGTCTCGGCAACGCGAACGGTAACCCGACCCTGATGCAAGCGATCAGCCAGGGCGTACCGCAGAACGCAACGAACGGGATCGGCGTCGTGTCGGGTCCCGGCGTCGGCGCCGGCAACGGCGGCGCGGCGGCGGCGCAGATCTCTGGGACCGGCGGCCTCGGCGCGGCGATCTCGACCGGGTCGGGGAACTCCTCGACCAACTTCGGCGGGTCACAGCTCGCCGACCCTAAGCAGATGGTGAACGCTACCGCGGTCGCGCTCGCGTCCCCGGCACAATACGGCGGAAACTAAGGTGGCGATCTACTCAACCATCGGCACGATCGTAGTCGGCCAGCCGATCTCTCCGAACTTCGGCGCGCAGAACGGTGCCGCCACCGTAGGGCCCGTGACCATCCAGCAGCCGACCACCGCCCCGGTGCCCGGCGGCATGCAGGCGACCGGCGTGCAGATGTCACTCCTCGAAGCGTGCTCACGCGGGATCATCCCGCGCAACGCGCAGCTCGCGACGATCGCTGGCCAGGCGGTGAGCGCGGGCATCTCTGCGCTGCAAGGTGACGGCGTGTCGGTCGACGAGGCGCTGTCGTCTGGCAACGGCATGCAGGTGAACTTGGGCGTCGCGGTGCCACCGAACGCGAGCAACAACGTCGCGACGACGACGATGGGCGTCAACAACCAAGAATTCGTCGAAGGCACGGGCAACTTGAACGCTGGCCTCTCGACCGGCCCGACACCGACCAACAACGAGTCTGTGGTGAGCCAGCCGCTCCCCGGCTCGACCACGACCGCGAACGTGACACTGCTCACAGGAGTTTTTCAGGGATGACTATGTACGGCTCGCCTTACGGCACCACACTCAACAACACCGGCTTCCAGGGCACACAGCCCGGGAACCCCGTGCAGGCGACACTCTCGCCCGTGAACCCCGGCGTGGGCCTCTTCCCGCCGAACTCAAACAACGCGAGCGGTGACACCGTGATGGCGTCTGCCTCTCGCGCGACGCTGCCGCTGAACGCGCAAGGGTCAGGGTACGGCGTGACCTCGCAGGCAGGGGCCGGACCCGGCGCCTCCGGCGGGCGGACGATGGCGGAGGCGCTCTCGGTCGGTGACCGGAACGGCACCGGCACACAGGTCGGCGGAGACACATTGAACAGCGACCTGAACGGCGGTCAGAGCCTTGGCGCTGGCGGCGCGAACCAGACCGAAGGCCCCACCTCGGGCGAAGCGAGCCAGGCGGCGACCACGCAAGCGATCAACACGCTCACCCTACAGGGCGGCGCGTCGCCGGTCTACGGGGGCTGATATGGCGAACACTTTCTGGAACCCAACCGCTACCCCCGACGCGTTCGCTACGTCCGTCGGCATGCCCGGCGCGGCGCCGGTCCCCGGCGGCACGCTGATGACCGGGAACCCGAACCCGGGCGGACTCCAAGACAACTGCCTCGGCACCGAGCCAGGTACACCGCAGAACCCGGTCCAGCAGCTGACGGGCACGCAGGTCTCCTCGGGCCTGATCCCAACGAACCTGCAGCCGACGACCACGCTCCAGGGCGCGGGCCCGGCGAACCAGGGCGGCAACGCGGGCGGTGACTCGCTGCTCGCGCAGATGTCGCGCGGCCAGGTAATCTTGGCGGACTCAACCTACGGCCAGGGCGGGTTCATCCCGCAGAACGGCGGAGCGAGCCCGCAGGCGGTTACCCCGGCAGCGAACATTACGCAGCCGGCGACGGCGCGCGTAGCGAACATCGTCACGTACCCGGCGAACGCACCGAACCTCTCGGGGATGTAGTTGACCGCGGCGAACGGCGGACAGACGCTGACACCGAACGTTGACGTGCTCGCGGTCGCCGGCATGGGCGGCGACGTGTGGGGCGCGAACGGTGGCGGCGCGGTACCGATCGCGCAGCCCAAGTCGCCGCTCGTGAACATGTCGAACGCGTCGCGCGACGCGACGACCATCTACGACGCGAAGAACAACCTGGTGATCCCGGCCGGGCTATCGAACGGTTCGGTCAGCGGGCGGACCGCGGACCAGGTCTACGCTGACGACAGCACGTCGCAGGTGTGGACCGCGGACCAGGAGTCTCCGGCGGTGGCGGACAGCCAGCTATGACGACGCAGCGCCTGATCGTCACGACGCCAGCGAACAGCGGCCAGGGCGACTCCCCGAAGAGTGCGTTCGATAAGATCAACTTAAATTTCTCTGACCTATACGGTACAGGGACGAGCGGCGGCGCGGTCAACATACTGTTCACTGCGCCCGGCGCGCCGGCACCGATCACGGTCGCGGCGGCGCTGATCGCGCAGCCTATCAACGTCACAGAGTACGGCGCCGCGGGCGACGGCGTGACGGACGATACAGCCGCGTTCAATCTGACGGCACTGAACTGCCGGCCGGCGGTACCGTACACCGGCTCGACGATCGCGGGCGCGCCCGCGGGCGATATCTACGTGCCCCCGGGCACGTACCTGATCACCTCGCAGATCAACACCAACGGCGCCAACATTACGTGGACGCTGGCGGACGGTGCGATCATTACGCCGGTTGGCGGGTACGCGCTGCTGAACGGTCGGATCCTGCGCGCGGGCAAGCAGGACACGCAGTACACGTTCGGAATTTTCTATACCGCGACGGGGTTCTCGACACGCAACAACGTGCCGGTCGACTCGCCCCCGGCGGTGATGGGTTACCTGACACCGTCGCAGGTGTCGACGTACGCGACGAAGGACAGCGTTGCGTGCTACGCGGACAATACGGGTGTGTCCCCGCTCGCGACTATCGCGGGCGGCGGTACGACGTACACCACGACGACGATCAACTTTACGACACCGCTGAGCGCGTCGGTCTTGGGCCAGCTGCGCATTGGCATGATCATCCAGACACTGAACAATGCGGTGTCTTTCTACGACGGGTTCGTCCTGAGCTGGACATCGACATCGATCACGGTGTCGGGCTGGTTCCAGCAAGGTAACGCCGCCGCCGGCCAGACCCCACCGAACGGGTTCGGCGCGTACGTCAGCCCCACCACGAAGCTGTGGGCCTACAACGGCAACGTGACGCTGACCGCGGTCGGCGGCGCGATCGCGCGGCAGGGCGCCGGGATCGAGATGGGCGTCCTGAACATGGTCTCCGCGCCGTCGGGGTTCATCGGCACGCTCCCGCTGCTGTGGGCCTACGACGCGGTGAACTTGGGCACGTTCGCGTGCGACACCGCCTTCAACGCTCGCCATAACAGCGCCGGCTTCTTCACCGGGTTCCAGGTCTCTGGCGTCAACAACGCCGGCACGACAGTCTACGGGTACTTCGACCAGACGATCTACGGGACGCCCGCCACCGGGACCGTGGTCGGGTTCATTCACGCGCCGGCCAACGTCGCGGCGGCCGCGACAGGCACCGTCGTCAGCTTCCAAGCGAGCCCGATGACGTTGGGCGGTGGCGGGGCGACGCTCGGGACGCAGATCGGGTTCTTGGCGACGGCGATGTCTTCCGCGACCAACAACCGCGGGTTCGTGGGCCAGCTCGCAGCCGGCGCGAACAACTACAACCTGTACATGAGCGGCACGGCGCAGAACTATCTGCAGGGGCAGGTAGGTATCGGCATCGTCCCGACCGCGACGAACGCGCTGCTTACAGGCACCACAAATTTGACTGGGGTCGTGCAGCAAGCGATCCGCGCCGCGGACACGCTCTCGGGCACCACGGTCAGCGTCGGGGTAGACGTTGCGGCGACTATCGCCGCGAGCACTACGGTAGCAAACTTTCGCGGCATCGAAGTTCATACCGTCGTTCTTAACGGTGGCTCGTTGGTCACCGTCCAGGACGCTATCTTTGTCGATGATCAGCTGGCGGGCAGCACGCGCGCCAGCGGCATCGCACTCAACGTAAGCTCTGGCGCTGGAAAATTCAACGTCTTCGCTCAGGGTACCGCGCAGAATCTGATGGCCGGCCCATTGAACTTTACTGGGGCGGCGAGCAGTGTCGCGGCCGGTGTAAATGTTGGTGGTACCACACAAACGACCGTCGGCGCTGCGGGCGCCGCGAGCGCATTGCCAGCGAACCCTTTAGGTTACTTGATTGCCTTCGTCGCGGGCACTAAGGTCGCGATTCCATATTACAACGGGTGAGGAAACTTTATGCAGCCGATTAATCCAGTGGAAGTGGACGGGCGCCTCCATGCTCTGCAACAGCAACGGAACAACGCGACGGACCAGGTAGTCATCCTGTCGGGTCAGCTCGCGGTTGCGCAGTCACAGCTCGCAGCGTTCCATCAGAAGGCCGCGGACGACGCGAAGGCTGCCGAAGCTGCGAAGGCGAAGAAGTCTGCGAAGGCAGCGAAGGCCGCTGCCGCGAAGGCGCTGCCGGCACTACCGCCGAAGCTGGTAAAGACGGCTAAATAATTTTTTCATGCAGGCACCCGCCTGCTGCTTATCCGCCACTGGCGGCGTCTAGTTGATTGCGCGCGAGCGCTGAGGGAACTTCATGACATTTTTAGGCGTCTTCCGAGACGATTTTTATAACGCGGTCTCCGCGTTGGCGCAGTCGCAATTCAACGCCACCACGCAGCTCACGGGTACCGTACTCGCGGCGACGCTGATGGCGGGCGCGGGCGACTGCTACGTCGGCGCCAGCGGCACCGCCGCGACGGCGATCACGACCGACTCCGCGATCAACATCATCGCGCAGATTCAGATCGCGGTAGCGACAGCGTACAAGCAAGGTCTCGGCTCGTTCGCGGCCGGCGTCAACCCGCCGCCCGGCGTACCGAACCTGTTCAATACGACCTGGACGCTGACGATCAACAACCAGAACTCGGGCACGATGACGCTCACGGGCGGAGCCGGCGTCACGATCACGGGTACGGCCACTATCGCGACGGTCACGTCGCGCGTGTTCGTTCTCACGATCACGTCCCCGACCACGGTCACTATGCAGAGTGTTGGCGCGTTCCTGAGCACCGCACCGTAATTTTTCGATTCAACCAGAGAGGATTTTCACATGGGTAAGAAAGAATCAGCCAACATGAAGGGCGAAGAGTACTTGAAGGGCCGCAAGGCCGGCGTCGAGGGCACCCACGGCGCGAGCCGGAAGGGTGTCGCCGAGAAGACGCTGCTCCCGCACTCGGACGTCAACGACTCCGGCGGCGAGAGCGAGCTGAACGAGTGCGCTCGCCGGCTCTATCAAGACGCGGTCCATAACCGCGGCGACAAAGACGGCGACAAAGCGCTCACCGAGCGGTAAGTGCCGAGCAAGTCCCCAGCTCAGGCTAGACTGATGCGGGCGGCCGCTCACGGGTGGAAGAAACCCGGGGGCGGCGGCCCGTCGGTCGCCGTGGGGAAAGAGTTCATGCACGCTGACGAGCGTAAGAACGCACACAAGTCCAAAGAGGGCCGTGCAGATCACAAGCGTGAGATGAACGACTGGGCAGAGGGGAAAAAGAAATGATTGGTGACGCGGTAGCGGCCGGCAAGCGTGGCAACACCTACGCCAAAGGCCCTGAATTTAAAAAGAAAAACTCCGAAGGACGTAGCTACAAACACGTCGAAGGGAAACGCGCCAGCCACGGTGGCGGTGACCATGAGACAAAGAAAGTTGCCAAGAGCGCGCACAAGACAGGACCGCGCCCGGGCACCAACACGTCCGACAAGCAGGCGCCGCACAAGCAGAAAGAGCGCAAAGAAGTACGCCACGTCGACCAGGGACAGATCCTGAACGAGTGGTGCGCTGGAAAGCGCGGCAGTTATAAATAATGCCAGCGAATCACATCACATGGGTCTGTCCGAAAGGACATGATAAACGTGCAGTTGGTAAGACCAAACGCGGCATGTGTAAACTATGTGAGCGCGAGCGCTCCGCTGCGCAACGCGGAACCCCCGCCAGGATCGCAACGTCAGCGAGATATACGGCAGCGAATAAACAGCGATTAGCTGAATACGGTGCGCGCTATATACGAGAAAATCGCGATAGATTAAATGCTAAAGAAGCAGCGCGTCGCGCGATGAAACTTAATCAGGAATGCATCTGCTGTTCAAAAGAGCAGAAGCTCCAACTTTATCAGATAGCGGCGATGGTCTCATACGATGTAGATCACCGAGTGCCTTTGGCACTCGGAGGTCATCATTGTGTGAAAAATCTTCAGCCGCTTTCTGAAGCAGATCACAGCAGAAAAACAGCGGATGACGTTCGTCGCATACGTGACACACGTGTACGCAACAAACTTCTGCGCCAATGGCCGCGACCAAGTGCGGTGGGAGAAATATCTTGAGCCTGGACACCGTTTTCAAGCCTACGGGACCCACGGTCCTTATAGCAGCCACAGCGACGCAGGTCGCGTCACAGAACGCTGGTGGCGTGTACATGTTCCGTGTAATCAATCTGGCGACTACTCTGCAGCGCTTCTCGTGGGCGCGCACCGCGGCGCAGGCTACGGCGTTAGGTGGCGCGGCCGCTACGGCCTTAGGTACACCGAACACCATCGCCATGCTAGGCGGTAGCGTGGAGACCTTCGAGATCCCGTGCGACTCGTTCGTCATCGCCAGCACCGCGACCGGGTTCGAGTTCACTCCGGGGCAAGGCTCGTGAGTCTCCGCTTCGCTGGCGGCGTGGCGACGGGCGGCGGCGCGGGCGTCGCGGCGCAGACGGTCGTCACATCGTTCGCCGGTAGCGGCACGTTCACGAAACCTCCCGGGCTCCCGCAATGGGTTCGTGCTTACGTGTGCGGTGGCGGTGGCGGCGGTGGGTCCGGCGCGCTCGAAGCGGCTATCGGGTTACTCAGTGGCGGTGGCGGCGGCGGAGGCGGCGGGTTTTCGATTATTGATATCCCTCCCTCGGCACTTGGCCCAACGACTGCGGTCACCGTCGGCGCGGCTGGCGTTGGCGGTGCCGCAGTTTCTGTGAACGGCGCAGGTAATAACGGCACCGCTGGCGGTCAGTCTAGCTTTGGCACCTTTGCGTTTGGTAATGGCGGCGGCGGCGGAGCTGGCGGACAAGTCGGCGCAGCTAACTCTGGTGGCGGTGGAGCCGGCGGAGTCATTAGCGGTGGAGCAGGCGGGAACGGAACTAACGCTGCTGGCGGTGCTGGCGCCCCTTTCTCACCGTCTGGAGGCTTTGGTTCGGGTGGCGGTTCGCCATCTACCACGGGGGCCGCCTCTGCTGGAGGTGGGGGACTAAATGGTGCTGCTGGACCGGCGGCGGGGTTAGGGTTATGGGGCTCCGTTGGGGGTGCAGCAGGTGGCGGTACTTCGGCGGTAGCGGCGTTTACTGGCGGTGGCGGCTTAGGGAACGCGTGGTCAGCCTCTTCAGCTGGCGGCGCAGCTGGCGCTATCAACGGTGCTGGCGGACCTGGTACAGTTCAAGATCCGTGGGCGCCGGGCTCTGGCCCAGGCGGCGGCGGATCTAGTATTACGACGAATGGCGGTGCCGGTGGCGCAGGAATCAACGGCTCCGGCGGCGGCGGCGGTGGCGGCGCGGTGGGCGCGTTCTCCAGCGGCGCGGGCGGCAACGGCGGCGCAGGGTTCGTAGTTGTTGTAGTAGGGTACTGAGGTGGCGCTCTACGCTATCGTAGCTCCCGGCGGCGCGATCTTGAACATGGTGCAGTGGGACGGCGTGTCGCCGTTCAACGTCGCGCCGAACACCGCGGTCTTAGCGACCGGTCAACCGAACGCGCAGACAGGTGGAACCTTCATCACCGGGGTGTGGACCGCGCCTAGCGCGCCGGTCACTCCGCAAGGTATTATTTTTCAAAACTCGCCGACGAGCGGCGCGACGCTGAACCTACCTAACTCGCCGCAACCGCAGGCGAAATTGTATGCGTACCTGACGCCAGCGAGCGGGCTCGCGGCGCTGACGCTGGTGCTACCCCCGTCGCCGCTCGACGGTGACCAGGTGACCGTCATGTCGACGCAGGCGATCACGACGCTGACGGTCAACCCGTCACCGAACCAGACACGCCTGAATTTTCCGGCGTCGTTCGCTCTCGCGGCCGGCGTCTCGCAAGGGATCACGTTCTCCGCGCAGCTCGGCGGCTGGTTCCATCTGTAACATGAGGACGAAGTAATGGCAGACATTGCCCCGATGCTCGGTGCCATACTCGGCATCAGCAAGACCCCGAAGGGTCAAGACAAGAAGCGCGCCAAGAAACCGCACGGCAAGAAGACCACGGGCGGTGAGCACTCCGTCACAGAGCCGGCGCAGCAGCATGGTGAGCTGGCGTCGTACCAGGCGCCGAAGCCGATCCCTGACAAGAAACTGATCAAAGAGAACGCGAAGCACACGCTGCGTCGCGCGACCGACGACTGGGTCGAGGGACGGATCACCACGAAGGAGCACAAGGCGGTGCACGAGCGGACGAAGCATGTTCTTTCGGGAAAGCACCCGCACGAGTTCCGCGGTACGAGCGGCGAGCGGTCATTCAAGAAACTGCGATGATTATCCTGACTCAAATCCGTCTCGGGGTCTGCTATTGCAGCATTCGTCTTGACCGCTCCTGGCGGTAATTACGCATGGTAATCGGGAACCGATACTTACAGGGAAGCCCGATTCTGCCGTATGCCAACGTCAAGGCATACCCCGGCACGGATCTTTTTATGGATCTACAGTTCGTCGACCATACGAACACGCCGGTCATCCCGACCTCGATCAGTATAGAGATCGACGATATCACGAACAGCGTGGTGATGGCAGGACCAACCACGTTGAGTGCTGCCGGCGCGACAGGTTCCGCCGGCACGCCGTTCACGTACCCAGCGTTCGCTGGGTCGATGTATTTGCAGGTGCTGGGGTCGGCGTGGCAGATGACGTTCCCGTACATCGGGTCGCAGCTGTGCCAGGTCGGTATGCAGTTTACGGCCGTTGACTCAGTCACCGGCCAGCCGTTCACGTCGAACGCGGTCATCGCAATTGTGGAGCTGTGCGCGCTCGCTACGGTAAGCGGGCTCCCGTTTTAATTTCGTAAGGTGAGAGGTACGAAAATGTCGAAGATAGATTTTAGCCAGCGGCTGCTGGATGACTTGATTGCGGTGGCGCTCCTGGATAAGGCTGAGGGCGTGATCAAGCTGCCGGATTGGCAGCGTATCCTGCGCGGCGAAGTCGTCGCGGTCGGGCCTGGACGGATGCTCCCGCTCGGCGAGCGCGCTCCTATGGAGTGCAGCGTCGGAGACATCGTCTCTTTCGCGGCCACCGCAGGAATGGACTCGGACTATGGCGTTGGAAAAAAGATTCGGCTCATGAAAGATACCGACGTCGACGCGGTGATCTTATGATGCTCACCGAAGAATTAGAAGACGTCGGCCGTCGCACGCGAGTGCTACGCGATCGCGTGCTCGTGAAGGTACTCCCGTATGTACATCCGACGCTGGTAACTCCCGGTATCGAGGTACATAAGGGGGTAGTAATCGCGGTTGGCTATGGCCGGCGCCAGCGGCGTAAGGTCGCGTTCAAGCAAGAGATCAGCGACGGGCCGCCCGTGCTGAGCGCGGATGGAAAGGTCATGCAGTTCGCGAAGAGCAAGCTCTCGGGCAAGACGCTGTGGTTCGAGGACGGTCCAGAGACGGGCGCGATAATTCCGATGCAAGTGAAGCCAGGCGACGTGATCGAGTTCAGCTTCCGCAATATTACCTTCGTCGACTTCGATAAGGTAGGATTCCCGGGCATCGGCGACCTCGCGTTTGTCTGGCAAAAAGCGGTGTATAGCGTCGACCCGGACGAGTCGCTGAACGAGTGCCTGATGTGGCAGCAGAGCGCCGGCTACGACCGCAAAGGCAATTTTATGAGCGGGAGCGAAGATTGGCACCGGGCATGAGCGAGACAGAGCTAGGGTTCACGCCGCCGAAGCACCCGTGGGGCAAGTGGCCGAAGATCAAGCCGGAGACTGTGGCGCCGCTGCGTGACGACAAGCCGGACCTGTACAACTACATGCCGACCCGGTTCGTCACCAAAGACGAGGCGAAGGCCCGCGGCTGGAAACATTTTTGGGTCGGTGAGATCTGCGTCACCGGGCACCGCGCCGCGCGCTACGTCGCGAACGGCAGCATGTGCGTCGACTGCATCCGCATCGAGAAGGGTCAGCTGCCGGTGTACGGCAAGGGCGTCCCGGAGCTGGAGGCGGCGCGTCGCCGCAACTACACGCAGAAAAATACTGCGCCGGTCATAGGGCCGCCGGTACCGAACGCTGCAGAGAAAGCGTTCTTAATGAAGTACGCGGAGCTGAAAGACTTCGCGCTCGCCGCCGACGCGTGCGGGCGCACTGAATCTGAATTTTTGGCGATACTGAGCTGGAACGTGACGTTCCGCGAGGCAGTGAACCGGCTCGAAGAGAGTATCGGCGTCGCCAGAACGCAGCAGGTAACGGAAGATTTTGATTGGACCGACGACAAGCAGCGAGTTTTTCTGATCACGTACGCCAACACGGCGGACATGAAGCAGGCGCTACGCTCCGTCGGCGCCACCAACGTGCAATTCCACAAGGAGCTGACCGACAACTCGGACTTTCAGCGCGGTTTTGACGAGGCTACGCAGATTGCGCGGGCTGTGTTCGATCACGCGGCTGGCGCCTCAGCCATAAAGGGCGACGCGAAGATGCTCGGCCGCATCGCGGCAAACTTTTTTCCTGAAAAGTACGGTGAGAACCTGAAGGTGGACCTCAACGTCAAGCAGAACCTAACGTTGGACCAGGCACATGCGCAAATTACCAGCTTGCTATCAAGATTTGATCGACAGGGTCTACTCCCCGCTGCCAGAGTCTCTGACGAACTTGTTGAAGAAGCAGAATATCGGCTCATTGAGTCTGCAGGAGTCGACGAAGCTGATCCAGATCCTGAGCCAGCGGGCGCTGATCCAGGACCAGACCCAAATAGTGACCTGGTTTCAGGATCCGAGTGACCACCCGGCACTGAAGAACTGCCCGTTAGGTAGAAAACACTACCCGAAGCAGATGGAGTTCTTCACCAACGAGTCGATCGACGACGAGATCGCGCTCTTCGGTGGAAACAGGACAGGGAAAACACACTGCGGGTGCTTCGCGGACGCGCTGCACCTCACCGGGCTCTACCCGGCGTGGTGGCCGGGACGAAAATTCAACAAACCCATCAATATGTGGGTAGCGACCGATACCGCGAAGAACACGCGCGATATTTTGCAAGAAAAAATGTGTGGTAAGCCGGGCGTTGAGCAGGCGTACGGCACCGGGATGATCCCCGGTGACCTTTTGGTGCGGCGGACGGTGAAGCACGGCCTCGCCGACGCGTTCGAGACAGTTTTCGTGCGTCACGTGTCCGGCGGGCTCTCGACGCTGCAGTTCAAGTCGTACGACCAGGGCCGTGAAGCGTTCCAGGGTACGGCGCAGGACCGGATCCACCTCGACGAAGAGCCGAAGCTGGAGATCTACGCCGAGTGCCTGCTCCGGCTCATGAGCACGGTGCCCGGCGAGACGAACGGCACGCTGGTACTGACAGAGACGCCCATGCTAGGGGTCTCAGACCTGATGATCAAGTTTATGCCGGACCTGTCGCCCGAACCTGACGCCATGCCGGCGCAGAGCTGGGGTAACGAGGAAGAAGAGGAGGTCGTCGTCGATGAAAACGTGTAGGAATGGACACGCCGTCGGTCGCGATAAACACGGCACTTGTATTGAATGCGGTCGCGCTGCAGTAACACGGTACAGATCTAAAAACCGTTTGAAAGTAAACGCGCAAGCGGCGCAGCACTATCATAGCGACCCGGTGCATAAAGAGCGGGCTAAATTACGACGTAGAGTAGAGAAAGGTCTTCCGCAGCCAACGCGTCCAGAGCCAGATCTTTGCGAATGTTGCGCAAAAAAACCGGACAACCGCGCTCTATGTATCGATCACGATCATGAGACAGGAGCATTTCGTGGTTGGCTTTGTTACAAATGTAACGCCGGTATCGGTATGCTGGGTGATAATGCGACTGGAATCGAGTTAGCTCGGCGGTATTTTCTAGCCGTGGAACTTACTTGAAGGCGGTTTTTTTAGATATGGACGACGTCCCTCACTTGAGTGATATCGAGAAGAAGAAAATTCTAGCTGGAGTTCCGTCCTGGCAGCTGCAGGCGCGAAAGTCCGGCATACCCGGGCACGGTGTCGGCGCGATCTACCCGATACCGGAAGACGTGATGCTGATCCAGCCGTTCGATATCCCGGCGCACTGGCCGCGATCGTTCGGTATGGACCCGGGCTGGAACTGCACCGCGGTGGTCTGGTTCGCGTGGGACACCGACAACGGATTCAAAGACGCCTCCGGCAACCAACGGTTCCCGGCGGTGGCGTACGACGAATACTACCGCGGCCAGGCGGACCCGGCCGTGCACGTCGCGGCGATCAACCGCCGCGGTCCGTGGATACACGGCGTCATCGACCCCGCCGCGCAGAAGGCGCGCGGTACCGACGGCGAGCTGTTGATTGATACGTACTGCAACTTAGGGCTCAAGGTCAGCAAGGCCGACAACACGGTCGTGACCGGGCTCGTGCAGACCTGGGACATGCTCTCGACGCAGCAGCTGCGCATCTTCAACACACTGACGAACTGGCGCAAAGAGGTGCGCCTGTACCGCCGCGACGAGAAGGGGAACATCATCAAGAAGAACGACCACCTCATGGATGCCACCCGCTACAACGTCATGAGCGGGTACGAGGTGGCGAAGGCGCCGCCCGCGACCGACGGCGGGCTCCCGTGGTTCAGCTGGGCGCCAGAGATGGCGACACACGGCGGCATATGGAGTGGGTGAAGCCCATCGACCAGGTAGAGGCTGAGCTGCGCCAGCAGGGCATGTTCTTGTTGGCTGACGCGGACGGGAAGAGGCTGTGGTTCTACGGCTACAAGAGCCAGCCCACACTCAACAGGGTGATGGACTCCCTGAGGAACCGCAGGGTAGAGATGGTGAAATTTTTAACTGCACGAGCGAGAGGGTGAGACCAATATGAGCGTTACATTGAAGTTAGTGCACGAAGAGGGTATCCGCCTGCGACAGCAAGCGGCCCACAAGATCGAGCACAAGGACGAGAAGACGGGGACGGCGACACAGTCCGTCGACTGGCGCTTCACGAAGCGGCCGGCGTCGCACGGTGGCGGTGTCGTTGAAGAGTGTCAGCAGGACGAAGACCCGCGGCGCGTTGATTCGAGCGGGCGCAAGCTGCAGCTCGGTACGTACACCGTACACATCACCGCCGGCATGAACAATCTGGTCATTGAGCGCAAGGGCAAGGTCGCCCCGTTCAGTTTCAAGAACCCCGCGATCCGTAACCAGGTCCGCGTCCAGCACCAGAAGCTGGTCGACAGCGGCCGAAAAACAAAGGACCAGAAGCCTGTGCACGAGTGGAAGAACGACGGGACAGCGAAGTACATCCCGCCCAACACATTCGACGGCGTATTCGTCGGTGACGGGCAGCGCGCGATACTGGACGAGATGCCCACATAATGAGCGGTAACGCTTCGGACAATTGGGATCTGATCGGGGACGTGCCGGGACAGCGCGGCACGCTCCCTGATTCGCCTGGGTTCCAGATAAAGGACCACGGGGGCCTGCTCTCGCGTATCCGCAACTTCTACGATGAAGGTGTCGGCGCGTGGGAAGAGAACCGCCGGATGCACTCCGAAGACCTAAACTTCATCTACAACGCGGAGGCGATGGGTCAGTGGGACCCGGTCGTACTCCAGAACCGGCGCGGTAAGCCGTGCTACACGTTCAACCGTTGCCTGCAGCCCGTGAACATGGTGGTGGCAGATATGAGGCAGACGCGCCCTGCCGGCAAGGTGCGGCCCGCGTCTGACGGCGCGTCCGAAGCGGTCGCCGACGTGTTCGCCGGCCTGTGCCGCTCCATCGAGCAGTGTAGCCGCGCGGATCAGATCTACAAAGAACAGTTTAAGTTCGCCGTCGCGGGCGGTTTCGGTGCGTGGCGCATCATGCCGACCTATATGCAGGATGACGGCGAGGGCGCGTTCGACCAGGTCCTGCGCATCATCAATATCTCGAACCCGCAGACGGTGGTGTGGGACCCGCAGTGCGCTGACGCGTGCGCGGCCGACGCCAACCGGTGCATCGTAGCGGAGCGCATCTCCGACGAGATCTACGAGGCGCTGTACCCAGACGGCAACATGAACAGCTTCAATGTCTCGCGAGACAGCTACGGCTGGTTCACCGACAAAGAGGTCCGCATCGCCGAATACTTCGAGCGCGTACCGCGCGAGAAGATGATCGCCAAGATGACCGACGGGTCCGTGCGCGAGTACGACGCCGACCTTAAGGCGACCGAAGCGCACCTCGAAGAGCATGGGCTCACGTTCGAGAAGAGCGGTGTCACCCGCGTCGCCACGAACAAGAAGACCGGTAAGAAGATGATCCGTAAGACCACGAAGTGGCAGGTCATGTGGGCCAAGATCGACGGCTCGACCGTCCTCGAAGGTCCGTACTACTACGACTGGAAACGTATCCCTGTCGTGCGGTGCCCCGGCCGGTACATCAACATCGAAGGCCGAAAGAAATTCCAGTCGCTGATCCGTCACTCCAAGGACGCGCAGCGCAGCTACAACTCCCGCGCGTCGGACATGATCGAGCGTAGCGCGCTCCTACCGAAGGCGCCGTACCTCGTCACTGAGGCGATGATCAAGGGCTACGAGAACGAGTGGAACCAGGCGAACGTCGCCTCGCGCCCGTACCTACCCTACAACGTCGACAAGAACGCGGAGGGCGGCATGCCGTTCCGCACGCCGCCGCTAGACCTCCCGCAGGGTGCGATGGCGCTCGCGCAGATGTCGATCCAAGATATTCAGGCCACCATCGGCTACTTCGACCCAGCGCTGGGTAACTCTGAGGATATGAACCGTGTCTCGGGTAAAGCGCTCGTGCAACACACGAAGCGCTCTGACCTTGGCAGCTTCGAGTTCATCGACGGCTTTAGCTCCGCGCTGCAGCTTACCTGGGAGATGATGGTCGACATGATCCCGCCCACGATGGACTCGGAGCGTGTCGAGCGCATCATCGGTCACGACGGTGTCGAGAAGATGGTCGAGATCAACAAAGAGCACGAGCTGACCGGCGACATCATGAACGACCTCTCGAAGGGTACGTATGACGTCGAGGTCACTATCGGCCCAAGCTTCCAGTCGGCGCGCCAGGAGGCGCTCGACACACTGATCTCGTTCTCTGAGGCGATGCCACAGAACGCGCCAATGATCGCGGACCTGATCGCGAAGAACATCGACTCGCCGGACGCGCAAGAGATGTCGAACCGTCTGAGGATCCCACTGATACAGCAGGGCATCATCCAGCCGAACGAGAAAGAGAAGGCGGCCGGCGTCGGCGCACAGAAGAGCCAGGCGCAGCAGATGCAAGAGCAACAGCAGCAGCTTGAGATGCAGCTGCTGCAGGGCAAGACTACGAAGATGACGGCTGACGCACAGATCGCTCAGTCTCGCGCGCAGGCCAGCCCGATGGAGCAACAGAAGATCCAGTACGAGACCGCCGGCAAGCACCTGGCGAACATCAAGCTGGCGCATGAGATCGGCGCCGACCAGAAAGAGCAGCAGTCCGACATGCAGTCTGCGCAGATGGACCTCGCCGCCAAGCACGTCGGGAACCTGCAGGACATGACGCACGCTGCCCAGCAGCACCAGCAGGGTCAGCAGGTGCAGCAAGCGCAGGACCAGGCCGACCACCAGCGCGCTCAGCAGGTGCACGAGGCCGAGATGCAGCGCGCGTCGATGGCGCACGAGGCCGAGATGCAGCGCATGCACGCGAAGCACGCGCTGACGATGAAGCATACCCAGGAGTTGAACGAGCAGAAGGTTGCCGCCGCGAAGGCGCTGGCCGCTGCCAAACCCAAGAAGCCGAAAAAGGCTGCTTGATTTCCAGTCTGGTGAGACTCGCCTCGCGGCAGCGTATGCCGTGTAACTAGGAGACTATCATGGCCTTTACCCGTGCTGATTTGGAGAATTACGAAAAGCAACCGCAGAAATCGGTCGACGACAAGTTGAACCCGTTCCGCGGTGCCACCCCCGCCCGTGCCGCTGACGCTGCCGCCGTCGCTGCCGTCGCCGCGGGACAAGTTGATGCCACGCCTGGTGGCAGAGCTGCAGCTGCAGCCCAGGACCCGCTCGTTGACGATGATGCCCCTATCGTTGACGAAGACGGAACACTCGGCGACCAGACCGACTCTGGTGAAGGGACTTCGGACGAAGACGCGGACACGTCCACCGCATCCGTCGATCTCAGCGATGATACAGACCCTAACACGGACTTGACTGGCGAAGCAGGCGACGAAGAGGCGCCACCTGCTCGGCCGGCCCCGAAGAAAGGATCTGCTGAGGAACGCATAGTAGAGCTGAACGATCTGCTCGAAGGCACGAAGATATTTGGCAAGCATATGCAGAGCCAGCTCAAGGACGCCCTGTCCGAGCTGGAGCGTTTGAAGAGCGGCGGTGAACCCACCGCCTCCCAAACTAAAGCTGCCGTTGCCCCTCCTGTTGAGAAAGACGAGCCGATGCCGGACCTAGCCGACGCGGACATCGCCTTCGACAACGACAAGTATCGGGCCAAGATGCAGAAGTGGTCACGAGACCAGGCGAAGATCGCTGCTCGCGAGATCGTTCGCGAGATGACGGGTGCTGACGAAGCGCAACGGCGCCGAGCGGCAGTCGAAGAGAAAATCGAGAAGTTCGCGAAAGCAACTCCCGATTACGAAGCGGTCGTCACAAAAAATCCGATTCTAGCTGCGCATCAGCTGGCACCGGACGCTGGTATCGCCGTCGCTCAATCCGAGTACACCGGCCGGTTGTTGTATAAGTTCGGGAAGGATACCGCGCTCGCCATTCGGACGGCGAAGCAGTCTCCGGCCCAACAGCTTGTCACCATCGGCGAGATGATCGCGGAATGTAAGAGCGAAGACCGCGCCAAAGGCAAGAACGGCAACGGCTCTCGACCCGACGCGCAACAGGGTCAAAAGAAGTCCATCACCAAGGCGCCGCCTCCTCCCACCCCGACGAAGGGTGGTGGACGTGCGCAAGCGCGCGATCCCGTCGACCCAAACATGTCGATGGAAGAGTTCGCGCGCCAGCACAGAGGCAGCAAACAGTCAGCTCGCGATGCCGCACGGCGCGGTCGCGGACTGAACTAAAATAAATCGGAAAGGATAAATGGCTAACTCACTCATAACCGCTCAATGGGTCGCTCGCAAGGCTCTCGTCTTGCTGCACGCCAAGAGCAACTTCACGGGTCGCACGAACCGTGACTATCAGAGCCTGCTGCCCGGCCCCATCAACGGGGTCATCTTGGGTCAACAGCTCTCGATCCGTCTGCCGTTCCAGTACACATTGCGTACTGGTCCGCAGATGAACGCACAGAACTCGGTACAGCGCTTCGCCACCCTGTTGGTCAACCAACAGCTCGGCGTCGACATCAATTTCACCTCGGTGGAGCGCGCGATGTTGCTGAACAACTTCGAGGAGCAAGTGCTCGAACCCGCTATGGCGCGCCTCGCGGCCGGCATCGAGAACTTCACCACGGGCCAAGTCAACAACGTCCCGAAGTTCACGGGCGCCTTCAACACCACGGCAACCTACGACCAGCTGCTGCAGAATGAGCAGTACCTGACGGAAGCTCTGGCCCCTGAAGACGACCGGCGTACTTTCACGGCGACCCCGCAAACTTCGCGGTACTTCGTCCGTGACAACAAAGGTCTCTTCAACCCCGAGTCCACGGTCTCCGACCAGTGGCTGGAGGGTGTGATCGCTGACAAGGCCGCGGGCTACGTCTGCTTCCGTAACACGAAGCTGCCGACGCACGTCATCGGTACGTTCAGCACGACCTCCGTCCCCGTTGTGAACGGTGCCGGACAATCGAACCCTGGCGCCGGCAACGCGTTCGTGTCAACGTTCACGTTGAACACCAACGGCTGGGCCTCGGGTCTCTCGACCCTGAACGCGGGCGATGTGATATCCATCGCTGGCGTGAACGAAGTTGACCCCGAGACGAAGGCGTCCCTGGGCCGACCCAAGCAGTTCGTTGTGACTGCAACCATCAGCGATACCGCGGGCGCGATCTCGATTCCGATTGCCCCTGGTATCATCACTGGCGGTGCGTACCAGAACGTGGACAACGTTCCGGCCTCGGGCGCTGCGATCAGCGTCTTCGGTCAGAGCGGCGCTGCCGCGATCGCCGCGCTCAACGGCGCGTTGATCAAGCAGTCACTCGGCTGGTACCGGGACGCGATCGTGTTTGCGAACCCCCCGATGCTCGACCTCAGCCCCCTCGTCAAGATGACGGCTGCGGAAGCGTTCGAAGGGTACAACATCCGCTTCGCGCAACAGTGGGACCCGTCTAACGACGTGCTCCCGGCTCGTCTCGACTCGATTGTCGGCGCCGTGCTCGCTTACCCCGAGCTGGCCGTGCGGAACATCGAAGTCGCCTCGGCTGCTTAATCTTAGCTAACACAGAAGGAAACTCAAAATGGCTAACATTCAAGGCGGCTACGGTCACGGCGATGTGTTCGGCATTCCGTTCGATTTCTACGGCGGCGCGACCCTGGTGACAGGGTCAACCATCACGATGCAAACCAATCAGCTGGTGGTCAACCCCACCGGTACGTTGGCTGCTCTGACGGTCAACCTCCCGTTGAATCCGACGGACGGCACCTGCGCGGAGATTACCACCACGCAAACACTGACCGCTCTGACTGTAAACGCAAACACTGGCGACGTCATCGTCAACGGTAACCTCACCGCTATTTCTACTGGTCTTACGCCCGCGGCGTCAACCGGTGTCGGCAGCGCGACGGCGACAATCAAATACAAGTACACCCTGAACGGCTTCCAACCAGCCAGCGGTGCAGCGGTCAATCCGCGTACTTGGATCCGCGTTCAGTAACGCACTCGGAGGTGCGACCAGAAGGTCGCACCTCTTTTTAAATTGGAGATCGAAGTTGACTATCTATAATATTACGACTGACGTAGCTTTTACTGACCCTACAACTGTCCCTGCTGGGTGCCCGGTTCTTGTACAGCACTACGCACAAACGATATACACCGTAACCATCGGACCTGACACTACCCCGTACGCCGGGTGTGCGCAATTACCGTCTGGCTCAACCGTCGGTAGCGTGCTAGAATTATTTGGCGACTATGTGATGGCGCATAGCGTAGTTTTTTATCCTGCTGCAGGCGAAACAATTCAGAATATTCCGATAGGACCGTCCTGTGGAAATTTAAGTGTGGCTGCAGGGAGTAACCGCGTTCTGCAGAAGATTACCGCTACAGATTGGCGGATCCTCGTATAAGAATAGCGCCGCCGCCCTCACCCGGTAGGCGCTTGTGGTGAACGTCCACCCACTAAGTAAAGTAGACGCGACAGCTCGGAGAGACGGCACTGAATTTTTAAAAGAGGCGACGTGGCTCAAACCAACCAGCAGATCATCACCGAATCGTTCCAGATTCTTGGCGTCGTACGCGAGGGGCGGCAACCTACGCCTACGCAGTCCGCCAACGGGATGACGATCCTCAACGACAACCTCCTGACGCAGATGCGCGACGGTTGGGGGAATATCGGCTGGTACCCGCAGACGGTTGCGCAGTTGAATAACATCGCGCCTCTCAAAGACGAAGACCTGGCAGACGTCAAGTACTGCCTGGCCGCGTGGCTCTCCGTACGGTACGGTATCACGATACCTCCGCCGGAGAGTCCCGACGACGAATTCTCATTGGCCGGGATGGTCAGGAACGCGTTCCGCCGCCTGACCAAACGGTACCTCAAGTACACCGAATGTGATCTTGGCGAGTTGAGTAGACCCCAGGGTGGACCATGGGGCGGGCCGAATTGGCTGTGAAATCAAGCACTTAGATGGGCCAGGCCGTACCCGAAACGATACCGCTGCCTCTTGCTTCGTATCAGCTCGCTGACCTTCGGGCCGGCGCGAAGCGGCTGATCGGTTGCTACCCTGAGCCCGCGCCGCAGGCGCAGGTTGACGACGTCAAGGACCAGCAGCCCGCGGTACTCCGGCGGTGGCCCGGTATCTCGACGTTCACGCCGAGCGGGCTCACGAACCCGATACGCGGCATGTGGGAGATGGCCGGCACCGTGTACGCGGTGGTCGGGTTCGATCTATTTACGGTGAGCGCGGCGGGCGTGTTCACTCTGGTGCCTGGCTCGACCAGCGCCATCATCGGGACCGGGTTCGTGCGGATGACAGACAACGGCGCGTGCCTGGTGATCCTGGTGCCGGGCACCGACACCTGCTTCACGTACACACCGTTCGCTGGCGGTGGCGGGCTGCAGCAGCTGACCAGCGCGTTCTTCTTGGCGCTAGGCGGCGCGATCGATGTCTGGTATGTCGACACGTTCATCGTGTTCCTGGCGAACAACAACGGCGGGAACGGGTCGTACACGTTCTTCAACGACGACGGCCGCCAGGTGACCGGGAACGCGCAGATCACGTTCACCACCGCCGCCTCATTCAACCGGCAGTTCGGCACGGACCCGTTCTACGGGATGTGCGTCGACCACCGAGAGATCTTGTTGTTTGGCTCTCGGTCATCTGAAGGTTTCGTGAACACCGGGAACCCGACCGGGACACCGTTCAGTGCGGCGTCGGACACGTACATGCCGTACGGCGTGCACCCGCAGTGCCCCTTCAGCATCGCGCTCCAGGACAACTCGGTGATGTGGGTCGCGAACGATTTGACGGTGCGCCGACGTAACGGGCAGACACCGGTAAGGATATCGACGGCGGGCGTCGAGGCGGTGCTCTCGAACGCGAACAAGTACGGGCTCCTGGCCGGCATGTACGCGCTCTCGTCGCCAGCCGGCGGCCCGACATGGAACGGTCACCCGTTCTTTATTTTGACGTTACCGCTCGCGGAGCGCTCGCTCGTCTATGACTGCGTGACGCAGCAGTGGTTCGACCTGGTGTCAGAGATCAACGGGCAAGAGATACAGTACCGCGGGCTCGTGTACCTGAACGCGTTCGGCAAGCAGCTAATCGGTGACTCAGAGAGCGGCACGATCGGGTACCTGGACGACACCGTCCAGAACGAGTTCGGGAACGTGAACGCGCCGGTCGTGTGCGCGTTCACGACGCAGCCGATCTATAAAGCCAACAACCGCCAGATCGTGCGCCGGATCGAGGCGGTGGTGACGGCCGGCGCCGGCCCGACCCCGGGCGTGGCGCCGCGCATCAACCTGCTGCTCTCAGACAACTGGGGCGAGACGTTCGACGTGTCGGGCGACGACTCGCAGACGCTCGGGGTGCCGGGCGATACATCGAACCGCGCGGTATGGTGGAACCTCGGGCAGTACTACAGCCTGGTGTGCCAGTTCCGTGTGACGGACGCGTCCCCAACGTTCGCGGTCGACATCACCGCGATGGTTGAGCCGTGCAAGTGGTAACGTGCCGCTCCCACTAAAGTCGAAGCCGGGGCTCTCGGGGACGACAACGCTCTCGATCCCGAAGGACTGGGACGCGACCTGGTTCCGGTGGCTGATCCACAACCAGCTGAAGGGTGCGGACGTCCGCAACGCCGTCGGCGTGAACGGTATCATTGTGTCGGGCAACATCGCGAGCCCGTACGCGACGATCGGTCTCGGGACGCCCACGGGCGTGTCACAGTCAGGGTCGATCTATCAGGGGTCTGGCGCGCCGTCGAACGCGAACGGCAACAACGGCGACGTCTACTTCAGGACCGACACGCCCGCGGTCGCCAACCAGAGAATCTACATTAAATCCGCCGGGGTTTGGACAGGTATCGTATGAGAGGTGAGACATGACAACAGACGCACACGAGTTAGCACAGCACATCAGGGACGCGCTGAAGGATCACCCGCACGCTGAGGTGCGCGTGAACCCGAACGTTCAGGCGCCGATCCCGCCGAACATCGCCAGCAACCTGCTGGAATTTTTACGTCGCGTGCAGTCGACGGGTATGGAGGCCGTGGCGTGGGTGGAAGCCTACCAGTACGTCCAGCAGTACGCGCCGCAACCGCAGCCGGGTGTGCCGTTCGGTGGGCTGCCCCCGAAGGAATGAGATGTCAATGTTGAAGTGGACGATGGAGTCAGCTTGGGCCGCAGCCGCCGTACTAATAACCACAACCGGCGGCGTGTATACAACCGTCTACCACTCGGGGCAGACTAACCAACAGATATCCGAGATGCGGACCGACATCGCAGCTACAGACGCGCACGTCGCGAAGCACGACGACCAGCTCGACACCATCAAGCAACAGAACGCGGCGATGCAGCAGTCCCTGAACGACATCAAAGATACCGTCCACGATATTCAGACACAGGTGAGGAAACCACAGCATGGCGATCACAACTGACACGGTACTCGACCCGTCGATCGACCGGCGGCTCGCGATTGACTTAGATGCGGCAGAGAAAGACGAACTCGTCGCGTACCTGGACACGAAAGGTAACTGGACCTGTGGCCGCGGGCACGAGATGCCGCGCCCGGCGCCGGGCCGGTCGTGGGAAGGGTTCACGGTCATCCAGTCCACCAGCGACCGGTGGTTCTGCACCGACATCATGAACGCGATGCGTCTCGCACAGAAGTGGGACGAGTTCACGTCGTGCGACACCGACTGCCGCAAGAACGCGCTCTATGAGATCGCGTTCAACATGGGCGGGCGCTGGGAAGAGTTCG